AGTTTCATATTAATCCTTTATATAATGGATTATTTTTAATTTTTTCTATAGGATCATATTTTTTAGAATCATTATCTGTAAATATATTATATACTCTTTTACTAATATATATTCCAACTATAAATTTATCTAGTGGTTCAATTGATCCTCCTGGGGATTGTAATGTTTTTATAAGTTGGCTGTTAGATAATCTTTTTTCAATAGTTGATGTTATAAGAAATTCTTCTCTTTCTCTTTTTACTCTTGATCCTTGTTGGTATCCTCCTCCTATAGAATACCCCCAATTATATGGGATTATTTTATATTTTGTTTTTAATACATCTTGGTTAAACTCAAAAATAACATCACTCCACCCTGAGGCATATTTAGGGTCTCTAGTTAGAGATAGACCTCTATAATAGTATGAGTTATTATATTCTGGGTCATCGTCTTTTCGTCTTTTACCATCAGGCCAAAATCTTTGAAATGTGTAAGCATCTAATTTATTTTTTTCTAGAGCAGAAATAGCATAATCAAATTTTAACCCATGATATAAATTAGCTCTAGATTGTTCTTCTAGATTAATTTCTTTTAATATGTCTGCTAGTTTAATCATGTTTATACATATTGTGCTCTATATTGTTTGTTTTTAATAGTTTGAGCCTTACCAATAAGTTGACATCTTACTGTTTCTGGGTTAATTTGTAAGTCAATTGCTAAGTCATAGTAGCTAGGATATGTTTTAACATGCTCACCTGTTGTTTTATAGAGAGCTACAGGATTACTTTTTCCTTTGTTAGGACTTACTCTACCTTTATGTGCTTTAGAGACATTAGGTTTAGTTTTACCTTTACCTCCACCATTGGGATTAGGTTTTCCTAATTTTGCTTGTCTTATTTTTTCAACCTGTTCTTGAGGGAGTTTTCTACCTTTTAATTTTTTACTAGCAGCTAATCTTCCTTCTAATGGATGAACAGTTCCTTTATTAGCTTGACCAATTTTTTGTTTTCTTTCTTCAGGAAAGACAACTCCTTCAGATGGGCCCCCACCACCATTATTTTTATTTTCTAATATATATCCTAGATTCTTAAAAAGATTTATATAATGTTTTTCCCAATATTTCCAATCATCTACTTCATCTATATATTCTATATAAATACTTTTCCCAAAAACACTTTTGTGAGTATTTAATCTAGTTTTTAGATTAGTAGTTTTTCCAACATAAAATGGAACCTTATCTCCTCTATGTAAATAATATATTATTGTTTTCATACAATAATAAATATATTGGGTTTACCAAAAACCGCTAAAAGTGGTTTTGAACCCTAACAACTTGCTGTAGCGAGGAAGGCGACATGACCAATAACTAGCTTTTGTTCTGTCTTTCTTTTGTGGGCAGTTATGGCGAGCTGCAAATGCTTTACGTGCCTTGGGGTTATTCAGTTTAGCAGACATACCTGCTTGACCAAATGATACTTTTTTGATACGTTTGGTTTTAGGGTCTTTAACATAAACATAGAATTTTTTAGACCCACCACGTTTTGGTTTTCCTAACGCTGGTTGTTTCTTTTCTTCTTCTAATTCTGCTTCTGTTAATATTTCTAGCTCCATCATTGGTAAGTCTAAAGGTACTATTTCACCTTCATACATTCCAAAACGACCTAGGTCTGTATTTTCGAATAAAAATTTATCAGTACTTTGAAGCTCAATAATACCCTGTTTCCAAAGTAGGCGAGCCTCGTGGATTAAATCAACGTGAGATTTAGAGCCAGGGCGAAATATATTTTCATGTAATTGAATTTTGTTATCTAGGTGATAACGCATTCCCTCAGATATTGGGGCAATGTATTGCTTTGATTCGTTTAACATGGGTGCTTTATTACAAGCATCACACCCACAATCACATCCTTTTTTCTTCATCGGTAAACTGTGTTTCCGATAAATATTAACGGGTCACCAAATAAACTAAAGGTGCTATTATTACTAATGAAACTCCACCAGTAATAAATGTTGCTTTAACCCATTTATTTTTCTTAGTAGTCATATCTGCTAATTTAATTTTAGTATTCTCATGAGCAGTATATTCATCATTATATTTCTTTTGGAAATCTTTAGAGACAGATAACAAACTATCATATTCTTTATCTAAATTATTATATGCTTCTCTTTCTCTGTCTATCTGCAAATCAGCACTATCCGCATATCTTTTCCATTTTTCAACTTCAAGTTTACAACCTTCAAATTGCTTAAATTTAACTAATAACTCAATTTCTTGTTTATTAGTAAAAAATATGCCAGTATCTCCACCTAAAACAATACGTTTAGGGGTTAAGTGTTGACCACATACTGTCACGTTGAACAGTAGTATAATTACGGATATTAGAAACGTCTTTAGCATTTTGAATTTGGATATATTTGATTTCTGTTCTTACATTTGCTTGAGCACTATCGTAGTCTTGTTTTAACTTATTGTAAGATGCATTTAATGAGTCTACAACATGGCTTAAACTGTCGATTCGATTGTCTTTTGGGGGTTCAATTGGCCTTGGGTTAGGTTTAAAACTTTTTATAATCAGTAATGATACTAATAATATTACTAATATCCAAGGTAATGCTGGGTGGTTAAGGAACCTATTAATTTTTTTCATTATGCTGGTACTGTTTCTTCTGGTGTTTCTTCAGCTGGTGGTGTTTCTTCTGTAGGTGCTTCTGCCCCAAGTTCCGGTACTGTTTCATCTGCTGGTGTTTCTCCTCCGGTTGGGATTTCACCAAGTGGTGCTTCGGTGCCTGCTTCTGCCTTTTCAGGTTCTGCTCCTCCACCATACATCAATATTCGAGCAATTGATTCAGTGGCTCGTTCTTCTTCATTTAAATTACTTAAATAATATTTTTTACCTTCTACTTTAGCTATCCATGAACGTTCAGTGTATATTAAATAAAAATGTTGATTGTTGGCTAGGATAATTTTAAAAGTAGTAGGGCGTGGAGCGACCCACCATATATCAGATACAAAATCTTCATATTGGTCAGTAAGTAAGTCAGATATAACACCCTTTAATGTTGGAAATTTGGTTAGAATAGGAAATAATTCTTTATCAAAGTTAACATCTTCAGGTGATATACCTAAAGTAGTGTCACTTCCAACTTTAGCAGCATAAACACGCTTTGCTATGGTTTGTATTTTATCTACTAATTCCTGCTTATTGGCCATTTTATTTATTTAAATAATACACTTCCATTTTTTCTTCATCCATCATAGATGGTTGTTTTGGTAGTGATTGGTATTTCAAGTATTGGTTAACTGAGTCTAGAAACTCATTTGCTTTGGTTAGTTTACTTTGCACCCATGCTTCTAATTGGGTATCTTCATCTAACATATTAAATAATTCTTCAGCATTTTGAATTATATTACGTAATTCAGATTTAGCCATTTCACCTTCGTAGTCAAGTTCTTCTTTTAACTCAACTCCACGGCCTTTTAAAATATCAGCCTTAGTTACTTTACCATCACCTGTTAGATCAGGGAATTTTTTCTCATCTAAATTAGCAGCTTGGTCTTCACCTTCTCCAGCACTTAGATATACTTCTTGTTTAGCAATTAGATCTTCAATTTTATCCATTGCTTCTTTATCCCCTTTAGCTTCGGCCTTTTCATGAGCAGCTTTTAACTTTTTCATTGTAGGGTTAGCATCAGATACCATTTTGTTACCTGCTAGTAAAGCAGCAACTAATGCAGCTCCAGTTAATAATTTACCCATTGCACCTTCTTCTAGTTCAGCTGGTTCTTCGGGTTTAGTAGATAATCTTTTTTTAATTATCTCTTTTAGTCTTTCTTCGTTCATAGTTTGTACTTGAGATTTAGCTATATTCATTGCACGACCACGCATTACATTCTCTGCTTCTTTTTTATATTTTTTGACAAAGTTTTTTCTATTACCCTTCATCGCTTGGTAAATATCTTCTGCTCTATCTAATATCGCTCTTGATATCATGTGTGTTTAAATTAAAAATAGTTAGGGGGAGCCATGCTCCCCTATAACCGTTTTGATGATTTACTTTGCTTTGCTTTCAGCAACAGAAGCTTTACGATACTCGTTAGCTACTTTTTTAACCTCACCTGCAATCTTGCGAGCACGTCCTTGTGCTGCTTTAGATCCTTTAGCGTGTTCTGCTGTTAACTCTTCTAGTAAACCATGCAACTTTTCTAATAACTCTTGGCTGTTCATAGATTTCATTTATTTGTTTGTTTATATTATGCTTGCCCGCTTGTAGGTATTTGTGTCTTCAAGAAGAACAAAGCTGTATTTCCGATTTGTCTGATTAGTTTATCTTTGGTTTCACCATCAGGTAATTGTTTAGCTGCGTCCAAAGCCATTTGTAAACCTTGTCCAATTGCTTTTTCACTAGCATTACCACCACTCATATCCATATTCATATCACCCCCCATATCTACAACAGGTGCTTCTTCAGCTGGTGCCAAGTCTATATCTAAAGATGTATCATCTATTGGTTCATCTATTTCAATGTCTTCAACAGGTGGTAATTCGTCTTTTTTCTTTTTTTCAAGTAAAGATATTTCTTCTTGAACTAATTTGCTTATTAAATCTTTTGCTTTATTGCTCATTGTGTTTTAATATAAATATTATCGTAAGTTCTGTAGTTTATAGATGGTTGATCTTATTAGATCTGTAATGGCGTCTAACTGGTTTTTGATGTTGGTGTCATTAATTTCATCATATATGTCACAGACTGTTTTACTTAATGCTTCTAAGTATGCGATTACTTGTTGGCCATTGTTATACTCCATTAAGTTAAAGTTAGAGTATCCCTTTACGATGCCATATTTACCCTGGTATGATTCAACTAAAGCATCTACTAGTGGTACTATACCATCATAGTATGCATTTAGAGCCATATGTTCAGCAAATGACTGGGTTTGTAGGTGGAATATGTGGGTTTGAGTTCTTGAGTGAAATAGGTAAGAAATTAATTTTGCAAAATCCATGTTTAATTTTATTTATAAATATTTATTGTTTCTTCAAGCTTTCAAGATACTTGATGGTTTCTTCTTTATTTTCTAATAATTTTTGTTTAGTATTACCAACCCAACGTTCCATATCACCAGCTTCAGTCATATATGATGTATTAGATTCATTTATTTCTTCATCAATCCATATATTAAACTCATTTATTACACCATCAATATCAGAGTTAATTATGTATTTTTCGTATTCGGGCCATAGTCCTTTTATTCGCAATTCGGTTTCAAATTCAGCTTGACAATTAAAGCATCTTTTATATTGCAGATAAAAACGTTTATCTAGATGCGGTTTCATTACTTTAGTGCAACAGGGGCAAAATAATGGTAGATTGATTTCCTTTTTAGCAGCGTCTAATTTAGTGATATTTTGTTTAATACCATTTTTAATTGTCCAAGTACGATCATCTTCTTCCCACACATCACCTTCTTCATGGTGTTCGTGTTGTTTAGTATAACCAGTACCTACAGTAGCTTTTTCACCATATTTGCCTTGAACCAAGTTACGAAGACGTTGTACATCTTTTTCCTTAAATTCTTTTTTTAAAACATTTTCTGCCATAACTTAATTTTATTGTAAATTTTCCCATTCTCTAAATAAAAGACCATTACCATATTTATATGCTTCTGCTTCTAATTCCTTTAAATAATCGTCCTCGTTTATGTTTTGGGTATTAATATTTTGTAGTTTTCCTTCAAGATTTTGTTTATGATGAATCATCTCATGAGCATATGAACGTAATATATCTTTAGGATGACGACCATATGTGTATAAAGTAATCGATTTTTCTTCTGGGTTGTAGTAGGCTGTTTTGCCAAAGAAATCACTAGCATTTTCTACATCATCTTCAATAAAATTAATATCCGGTAATGGCTCAATGCTAATGTGATCCATCATATATTCAGTTAGTGATACTAGTTTTTCAATAAATTCAGTATTATGTTCTAAATTAGATGTATTAGGAGTGTTAGTAGGGAAAATGATAGTTATATCTAACTCATTAGTTTCGGGTTCAAAATCAAATGAAGGTAAATCCTTAGGGGAATTTATTTCTGCTGGTTTAGGGTTAGTGGTATCTCCATTTAATGGTATAAAGAAATTATTTGTTTCTTCTTTAGGAGTATTATCATGTCCGCATTTATGGCAGATATATAAGTCATCTCCACCATCTGCTATTTTCCAAGTCCAACCACAACTATCACAAACTATACTATCACCTTGAATTTCTTCAGATATATTGTCACGTCCTTTTATATATGCCCAATAGCTACCATCTCCTTGGTCTACAATGTCTTTATCACTTATGCCAAATTGTTTTTTAATAGCAGCTTTGTATATTCTATCTCTTTGGGTTTCTCCTTTTTTAGGTTGACCTTTTTTCTCTACAGATGACCAACTAACTATTTCAACATCAGAATGTTTACTAATATAATCTCTAGTAATAGCATTAATGGTAGCTATTATTCGATATAAATCCCCAGCATTTGTTTCTGGGTAGGTTATGTTCATATAATTTGTGCCTACTCCAAAGTCTACTCCTATTCTATTACCATATTGAAATATATCTACTATATATGGTTCTCCAACTGATTTAAAAGAGTATGTAGATGCAGATTTTGCTTTGAAAGGGTAAGCATCTGTTAGTTTTTCAAATACTTCTGTTACTTTAGGGGTGCCCCCAATTATATACTCAACCTTAGCTAATTCTTCCTTAGTTAAAAATGGTGTTACAAGATCCCTTGCTGTTGGTATCATTCTTCAGTTTTATCATAAATATTAGGATCTAATTGAATTTCGATAGGATATTGGTCACTGTTAGGTTTTGGGTCAGGGTTTTCTAATTTAAATAATTCATATACATGCTCGAATAATTTAAAATTATCTTCAATTGAACGGGTTGGTTCATATACTTCCCATCCTTTACCTTGCATTGTTTTACCTTTTTTATCTTCACCACGTTTAGATGATTTTAACCAAATAATTCCTACTCGTTCTATTTTTTCCTCAAATGTTTCGTTCCATGCCTCAGCATATGCTGCTAACTGTAAATCCATAGCCGTATGTAGTGAGTTTGAGGTTTTCATATCTAGTAACCATCTTTCACCATTAATCTCGACTACTAAATCACACGTACCGGCAAATTTATGTTTGTCTGAAAATAGATGTATTTCGCTTTCGATTAATATTGGCTTGAAATTAGTCCAAAACTCATGGAATTTTAGGATCATTTTCCATACGTCTAGTGAGTAGTTAGAATATCCGTCCTTATTTAACCATTCTATCTTTTCACCTAATAGATAACGCTCAATAGCATCGTGTACTTGGGTACCTTCATCTGCTGCTTTTTTAACTATAATATCAGCATTGTGGCCTACATCTTTCAACCAGGTTTCAAAAAATTTACCCTTAGGTAAAAATTGTAATATACTTGTTACAGATGGATAATAATCATTATTTCTACTATAGAATCGATTATCATTAATATTTACTCGTTTTGAAGTTGGGTCTATATTAAGTATACGAGTAACACTTTTTTTATAGACACTTACATTTTTTTCAATCATATTAATTGTAATTTTTTCTCAAATAAACCTGAGAATGTTAGGGGTGTAGTGTGTTGGATTAGGGTTGTAAAGTTTTCAAATCCCATTTCACTTGGGTCCTTATCCTTCATATCTACTAAATAAACTTCTTTACCTTCATTAATTAGCTCTTCACAAAATGATAGAGCTTGTTTGATAGCATCTTTATCTAATGCTATGTATATTTTTTCTACTTTAGATTCTACTAGTTTTTTCCGTAATGCTGTTTGAATATTTTTACCTAATAATGGAATAACATTGCGTTTAATAGCAAGCGCATCAAATGGCCCCTCACATAGTATAATTGGTATATTCCAGTTAATAAACAGTTCAAACGGTATTATGTCCCTAGATACATCTGGGTTTTTGTATTTTAGAGATGAGTTTTTATCAAAGCTGCGGGCTGTGAAGTAGTTTAGGTTACCGTCTTTATCATATGATGGTATTACAATACAGTTGTTATACTTGCCAGATTCGCAATAGCCTATATTATATTTAATAATGTCGTCAGGTGTGATATTCCTGCGTTTTAAATAGGTGATAGCGTGCTTATATTCAATGCTATTATGCTCTATATTAAGTGGTTTAAATTCTTTGGGTAGTTCTACTTTTTTATCAGTAACAGTTATTTCAAAATTACCGGATGTAAATTTCTCTAATGATTTAGCTTCTTTAATCTTATCAGCAGGTGCGTTTATTGCTTTGAGTAGGTTAGATAGCTTTTTACCCTTTTTATTACATACCCAACAATTCCAAGGATGTTCACCTTTAGGATTTTCGGTTAAATTAACCTCTAATTTAGGTTTGTGATGATTACAAAAAGGACAATGATAAGCAAAATTACCACGAGCAGTGGGTTTACCAATACCTAAAACCGAATTTAGTGTAGCAACTAAAGCTTGATTTACCATACTTACAATATAGTAATAGAACTTGGGGATGCCAAGTCTTTCTTAAAATATCGTCCTTGTATATTATCGTTATAGCTATTTGTTTCTAGACAGCATGTTACAAACTGGTATTTAGCTTCGAGATATGATAGATGTTTTGAAGTCCATGCTAGGTCTAGTATTTCTCTATAGAATTTATCTTCACCTAAACGCGCTATATCTTCTAGTAATGGTTTACAACTACCCCAATATGTTTTCCAATCTGATTCAGCGTATGAAACTTCTTTAGTTTTCTTACGACCAGGACCAGTTTGTTCAGCCATGGCTTTTTTACCTAATTTTTTAGTTTTTTTATGTTGTAGGAATTTTTTACCAATATATATTTTACCATTGATAGTATTAGAAATTAAATAAACAAAACCAAATGGTGTTTTATCACCAAAATCTTCTATATTATCGATTTCATTACCTTTATATAACCATTTACTCATAATTTTATTTATCTATATTAACTAATATTGTTGTATCAGTTGTACGACTTGTTGGGAGTGGTTGACCTAATTTAGCCACCATTAGTAATTCCTGGGCTTCATTGTAGAATCCAACTGTTGTAACGTATGGGCTAAAGTAAGAACCTGTTACAAAATTGTAAACTGTACCTTCGGTTGACCCTGATATTAGTGTTGGGTTTAGACTGAAGTTGAACTCTTCAGGTCTAATAGTACACTTATATTGTGTTTCATATATTGTTCTTGAGCTTTGGAAACTACAAGTAATATTATTAGTTTCCCCAGCCCCCAACATACCATCAACTATTAGTGGGGATATATATTGGCTAATCCATATAACAGTACCATGGGAATAATTTATTATTCCTGCTATTGTTCCTGGGGAGGAGGTACTACTGGATATAACTGTTAGGATTCCTTCTCCATTATCTCTATATTCTTCAAATCCGAAAAAATCACCAGCTGGGTCTGCTATTTTGAAATAAAAAGTGTTTGGGTTTATATTATCTCCAAATATGGTTTTAGGAATAGATAAGATAGTTGCTTGTCCTGCACTGGTGGCGTCAAATGGTCTATTATATCCATAACCAGAAGCAGAAGTATAATATGAATTAGTTTGGAATAATGTAGTTTGTTCATAGTTATAAAACCTACTATAGATATTAGTTGATGAGTCATCCTCAACTACTTGTCCTAGGTAATCAGTAATGTATGGTGAACCACTTATTGGGTTAGGGATGTAATTGGTGTAATATAACTGTTTTATAGAGTTATATAATGGCCCCCAAGTTATGGAGCTAGTATTAAATCCAGGTACGGATGATGTTGTGTAAAAATAGGATGATGTAAGGTTAGTTATATTATATGCAGCTAAAATTAAACATCCAACATTATTTAAAGATGCGGTACCCCCAAAAGAAAAACTTTTGTTAACAACTATCGGAGATACAATGACATCCGTACTTAAAAATTGTTTGAATGCACTCATTCATTAAAAGTCTAATTTAACACGTACTAATGCCTCTTTTGTAAAATCTTTCTTAAGTGGTTTAGATAACTTAGCTACAGCTAACAATTCATTTGAATCATTATATAAACCTACAGTTGTGATATATGTAGTTGGACTATTAACAAATAAGTCATATAATACAGCTCCTGTACTACCCGATATAAAGCTTGGATTTTCAGTGTAGTTAAACTCAGCATTTCTTGCTCTACAAAATACAAAATCAGAAGTGATTGTTTCTTGACTATTCAATGAAAAACTACTTGTATATGAACCTGTAGTTAATCCTAATTTACCTGAGCTCGTTGTGTATAAACGAGCTGGGTTTTGGTCGTTAGTGTTTGAGTTGCGTTTTGTGTTTAAAGCAATACCTCCACTAGCATGCGGTAAATCTAAAGCAGCAGCATTTAATATGATGGTTCCAATATCTGGTAGGAATAAACCATATGAACCAGAGATTGTCATACCGTTGCTTACAGCTCCAGGTGCACTTGTGGATGTAATGGTTCCACTACTTCCTGATACTATTTGGAATACGCGTCCTGCATCACAGTATGTTATAGTGGTTGTAGACAAACTATTATCAGTTAAGGTAATAGCTTTAGAGGCAGAGTATAATGTTAGGTTTAATGAGCCTGGGAATAAGGATTCTTTAAATCTTGCTCTGTCAATTGTAATAGTATAAAAATCCTGTTGAGTTGGGGTTACGGTTGAGAATGAGAAATCTGTATTTTCATCCCCATATATCAGGGTTCTAAATTGGCCATATACTGTTCTTGTAGGTGACAACCCATTAATTCCAGCATCATATAATAATGATCCAGATCCGTACTTGTTGCCATATGCAATATTAAATTGCAATTCAGTAGTTGAAGGATTAGACGATGGGTCTAAATTATATATATTTAAATAGTAATTACCAGATGTACCTGCAGCTTGTACAGACGAGGTGTACATAGCTGTTAGTGGTGAAACATAATTAGTCCAACATGGGGCTGTTATTGTGTCTGCACTTACTAGGAAATCTTGGGGATCTAAGGCTTTATATGACATTTCTTATATTATTTTTATTAGCTAACTTTTGTTATAGTAATTGGAATAGTAACTCTTGCTCCACTATCTCTACCTTGAACAATTAATATGGTTTGTAATTGAGTTTGAGAACCAAATAATGTATTAATTGTAGTACCAGTCATGTTTAATGTAGTACCAATTACTGTTTTAGACACATTAGTTC